ACGCCAACGAGGCAGGCCTCGGTTTTCTTGCGGACAAGCTCGGCATTGGTCCAATCATCGAGATCGCGCATCGCCCGCATGGCCGGCGCGCCCCAGGGAACGCCACGGCTTTGCACGCGCTGGCGTTCGAAGAGATGGGCGATGCCATCCGCTGGCACGCGCGCCGAGGTGAGGCTGCGCGACAGCGGCACGCTGGTGTCGCCGGGATGATCGGGAAACAGCCAATAGGCGCGGCGTCGGCCGATGGCGTCATATTCGATGCCGCGCACGATCCGCCCGCCGTCGGGAAGCGCGCCGATCTTGGTGTCGTCGAGGTGATCGGCTTCGAGAAGCTGAAGCTGCAAGGGCACGGGCAGCTTGTCTTCGGTGCGGCGGATGCGACGGCGAAGGAACACGTCGCCGCCTTCGATCATCTCGCGCACGGCNAGCGTGGTGAGCCCGTGGAAATCGGCGAGGCCATCAGCATCTGATCTTGCCGCCCAGGCTTCCCAGAGTTCATTGATCCGGTTGTCGAGCGCGTCGGTTCCGGTCGCCGCGCGCGGCCTGATCCCGGCGCCGACGATATTGTTCACCAGAACCGCCACGGCCTTCGCCGCATGCGGATTGTTGCGTGTCAGGTCCCGCATGCGGTCACGCAACCGCGACGCACTGGAAGCGATCTCGCCATCGGCGGAGCTGGACGACGAGCGCCAGCCATCGGTGCGTCGTCCGACCGCCGCGCCATCATAGGCGCGCGCGAGCTTCTCGAACGCGTGCCGTTCCAGAAGCCGCTTGCGCGCGGCGCCCGGCGCGACGCTGGCGATGGCGCGATCGATCCAGTTCGCGGCCATCAGCGATCACCGCGGCCGAAGCTTGCAAATCCCGCGATGGGGCGCGGATTGCCGGACGTGCTGGCAATCTCGGTCTCGATGGTGCGGATGCGCTTCAGGAGATCGTCCGCCGAGCCATATTCGACAGTCTTGCCGTCATAGGTGACGCGCAACGTTCCGCCNGCGAAGGCGCGCTTGAGCGCATCGAGTTCGGTTTGCGTCCAGGGCATCGGAAATCCCGCGAAAAGTTAGAACCATTTGTCACGTCGCCCGAGCCAATCGGAGCGGCGCAGGGGCGCGGTCGCGGGCGTGAGGCCGCGCTGATCAACCGGCCGCGCTTCATCTTCAGCGGCAACCCGAAGCTCTTCTTCGAGCGTCTCGAACTTGGCGTCGTCGAAGCGGTCGATCCCGAGCAGCCAGGCGGCGGCGCGGGCATAGACGCGGCAATCGAGCGCCTCGTTGCGTTCGCGCATCTGCCGCCATTCCAGTTTCGAGAAGCCGCGCCGGTCGCGCACCGTCACCAGTTGTTCGGCGACAAGCTGCTTCACCCATTCGGCGGTGACACTTTTCGGCAGGTGCACGAAGCCGTCGGGAAACGGTGTGTCCGCGGCGAGTTCTTCGTCGGTCGGGCGGTCAAGCCGCAGGAAGCGATAGGTCTCCGATTTGAAGACGGCGACCGAGACCTTCCAGAGCTTCACGCCGCGCCGGATCGTGCGGCCGTGCTCGTTGACATCGACATAGGTCGGGCCATCGACAGGGGTTGAGCGGTCGAAGCCATCGACGCCCTTGATCGCGAGCGCCTGGCCGATGCCGACGCGCCGCACCCAGGCATAGACGGCAGCGGTGTTGCGCCCATCGCCCGAGTCGATCGCAAGCCGCGCGATCCGCATCCGTGCGCCGTTCTCATGGCGCCAGGTCTGGCCGAGCAACGCGGTGAGCTTTCCCCAGACCTCCTCGCGGGAGGTGTCACCTTCGAGCACGATGTGTTCGACGAGCGCGCTGGTGAGTCTCCGGCCCCATGCCCAGATATCGACCTCGATGCGGTCATGCTGAACGTCGGCGCCGGCGGTGAGGATCAGGCCACACCGGGCTACCCTCGGCGCGAAATCTTCCCGCCGCTCGTAGAGGCGCTGCCAATCCGGCGCTTCGCCGCGTTCCTGCCACGTCTCGCCGAGCAGCGTGTTCTTCGCGGCCTTGAGCGCCGCATCATCGCCCTGGGCGGCTTCCCATTCGCGCGCGATATCAGCCCAGCCGAGCCAGCCGACCGGCGAATAGAGCCCGGAGATATGGAAGCCCACGCAATGCGGATCAGTCGGCGTGGCCGTTGCCCGCCATTCGCCCGCCGACAGCATCGCGGTCTTGTGGTGCTCGGCGATCGGCTGATCGCAGCCCTCGCAATGATAGGCGGCGCTTGCCGGTTCGCCGCTNGTCCACTTGAGACGCTCGAACTTGAGCCATTGCAGCAGGCTGCAATGCGGGCACGGGACGAAGAAGCGGCACTGATCGCTCGCTTCGAATTCGCGCTCGATCCGCGACAGGCCCTTGATCGTCGGCGTCGAGACCAGAAACACCTTGGCGCGGTGGCCGAAGGTGCGCGTGCGGGCGATGGCAAGCGCGACCGGATCGCCTTCGCCATCAACATCACCCTCATAGGCGTCCACCTCGTCGAGGAAGACGTAGCGCGCGGGCATCGAGCGCAGACCAACGGCGGAATTGGCGCCGGTCAGCACGAGCTGCCCGCCAGCGAATTTCTTGGCGAGCACCGTGTTGCCGCTATCGCGCGAGCGCGACGGCAGGATCAGCGACCGAAGTTCCGGGCTTTCGTCGATCAGCGGCTCGATGCGCTGTTGTGACAGTCGCTTGGCGAGATCGGTCGTCGGCTGAACACCGAGGAANGGNCCCGGCGCCTGATGGATGCAATAGCCGATCCAGTTGTTACCGGCCTCGGTAGCACCCACCTGCGCCGCCTTCATGAACACGATCCGCCGGGCCGANCTGCCGGGNGAGAGCGCATCCATGACGCCGCGCATNTAGGGCGTCCGGTCGGTTCGATAGCGGCCCGCCTCGGACGAGGCGCGCGAGGACAAAAACCGATAGCGATCCGCCCACGCCGAAACCGTCAGNGCCGGATCGGGCGCAAGGCCACGGCTCCAGGCNNTNATGATCTCNGCNCGNCCGTCGAAGCCNTCATCGAAGNTCGATGCCGATNTGGCTGAGTTCTTCGAGATGGCGTCGGACATGGGCTTCGAGAACCTGCTCGCAGCGGTGAGGATCGATTTGCAATTCGGCGGCGATCAGGGCGGCGGCNCGCGCCGGCCATTGCACCCAGGCGTCGCGTTCGCGCCTGGCNAGCGCAAAGACNGTNGNGACNGCGCGNGANCGATCNACAAGATCGCCCTTGAGCTTGCCAAGGCGGATGCGGCGCTCCTGCGCCTTGATCACCTCGTTGGCGGTGCGCGCCTGGACGAAGGTCATATTGCCGGCGGCGGGCGTGGGCTCGCCGCTTTCGCGCAAGGTCTCACGCACGGCTTCAACCGCCGCCATCGGCACCGGACGGGGCGTCCCGCGCGGCGGCGGGGCTTTGGCAACGGGGCGAACCTGCGCGGGATCGGAGCTCGATCCCCAGGCGCGATCCGCCTTCTCGGGATCGATCGTGCCGTCGTCCTCTACGGCGATCCGGCCCGAGGCGATGGCCTTTCGAACTGCCATGTCGGAGACGCCGCGATGGCGCGCATAGGCCCTCCGCGACAGACCCATGGGCTGCGCTCCCAAGCGAAAATAATGAGCGATTAGAGCGACTTAGGAGTTGCTCCGATTTGTGTGTCGAGGCTGTCTGCGGTCCCGTAACCCACGGAGATCGCTCATGAAACGCCGCAAAGTTCATCCCGCCGACGCCGCCAACGATGCGGTTCTCGCCCAAGCCGTTCGCTACGACGTTGCCCTGTTCCTCGGAACCGGACGCTACGCCCGGGCGAGCGCGGCGACCCTTGAAGAGGCGCGGATCGAGGCGATGCGCCTCGTTGCCGACAACCCCAGCCCGTTCGGCAAGCGCCTGCCGCTGATCTACGGCGTCACCGCTGAAGGCCGCTCGGCGCTTGTCACATCGAACTGAACCTAATCCTGAAGGAGCATGACCATGACCACGGAAGCCACGACCTACGACAAGAAGTTCAACGCCCAGCGGGGCGCGCGGCGCGCCGGGTTGAAGCCCGGCGAGTTCGACGTGTTCAAGACGCCCGATGGCCGGTTCGGCTGGCGGGCAATTACGCCCGCCAGCGACGACCAGCCGCCGATCCAGATCACGGCGCCCGTGCAGGCAACATCGCCGACCAACCCGAGGCCCAGCAAGCGGCAAGTGATGATCGAGCAGGCGCATGCGGGCGCGCTTCCGGCAGCGCCGGATTTTTCGAAGCCGACCCACGCGCGGTTTCGGGTGAAGCTCGCCAAGCTGGTGGCGCTTGCCGAAGCGGGCGATATCGAAGGCTTGAAGGCCATCGAGATCAATCCGGTTTCGACGAGCCCGAAGGCGATGGCGCGCTATCGCGATCTGGCGATTATCGCCATTGAGGCGCGCCGCGGCACCGCATAGTCAGGGCCGGGCAGGCCCAGCGACATTCCAGAATACGACACGGCCCGGACCCTTCCGGGCCGTCATCCTCGGATCAAGTCCGAGGACCTCCCACGCCTTCGCGTCATAGTGCGGATCGGAGGGAAAGGGAGGCAGCGTTTTCGCGACATCGGAGAATGGGCGCGGATAGATGTGGATCGTAGCGTTCGCCACGTCCTTGGGTGCAAGTTCCCGCCCGACCTGAACGACGTGGCGGCGGGCACGAGGCCACGCCTGCGCCAGCGCCCGGGCAAGCACGCCGGAGCCAGCCACACACCAGACTTCATCGGGATCAAGCTCGGTCGCCAGCGCGGCGTCTGCAAGGCGCGTGATGGCTTCGGGTAAATCGACGCCGAAGGGCACCAGCCGCGCGCCGCTCGTTTTCGCATAGTCCTTGGCGCGGGCTTGCACGACTGAGAGATAGCCGGGCCGAACCGGCACCACCTTCGCGCCGAGCCTCGCCGCTTCCAGCGTTCGCGGATGGAGCTTCGCCCGGGCTGCGACAAAGATCGTCGCGCGCTTGCCGAGATCCTTCGCGACGGTCGCGAGCGCGGTTTGCGCGCCGCCCTCAGCCGGGCTTGCGTAGACGGCTTCCTCGGCGCCTTCAAACAGCACCGGCATGAACCGCGCTTTCGTGCCGCCCGGGAATAGATCGTCGCGGACGACCCAAACGGCGCCATGCTCGCGAACGATTGGCGCCTTCATAGCTGCACTTCCTCGATTTCGCCGAATTCGACCTCGCCGCAGGCTTCCGTTGCGCGCCGGGGATCGCCCTTCACGAACACCAGCACGCTTTGATGCGTGCGCCCAAGTTTGCGCGCGGCGGTGAACTGGCGACCGGTGCGGATCGGCAGTGATCCGACGGCGGTCACGAGGATCGCCTCGTTGTAAAAGCGCGCGCCCGCCGCCTCGAAGGCTTCGACCGTTCGGCCTGGCAGGTTGACGTAGAAGCCGCGGTCGTCGCGCACATCGCCGACAACCCAAACCGCGAAGCGATCCTCCTTCAACCGGGCGACAACGGCTGCAATGATCGCGGCCTGCGCTTCGAAAAATGACGCCTCATCCATCGTCGAAAGATCGGCGGGATCGTCTGAATAGCGTTCGAGGTTCCAATAGGGCGGGCAGGAGAAGATCAGGTCCGCCGCGACATCCGCAGCAATAGCGCCAAGATCGCGCGCGTCGCCGACGCGCCATTCCGGCAACGGTTCGACGGCGATTGTGACCTGCGCGCGGTTCGCCTCGACCTGCTCGAGCCGAAGTTCGATCCCGACATAGCGACGCCCCAGGCGCGAGGCGACGATGCCGCGCACCGAGCCGCCCGCGAAGGGATCGAGCACGGTTCCGCCTTGCGGGCAGAACCAGCGATAGGCGATTTCGCACAAGACCGGATCGAAGATCGAGGTGCCGGAAGCGGTCGGCGCATCGGACGCCTCGTAGTGTTCCGCGAGAAATTCCTCTGTCGTCAGCTCGCGGCCGATCTCGGCCTCGCGAGCCCGCTTCTTCGCATAGAAGCCCGGATCGCCCGAGGTGTGCGACGGCATCAACACGCCGCCGTTGGTGGTCGCGCCGACCTCATGCTCGCCCCGCATCAGATCCTGGCCGAACGTGCGGGCGAGACCCTTAGCCATGGGCGGGTTTGTCCTTCTTTCCGGTCCATCCGCGATCCAGCGGGCGGGGTGAGCCGCCGGGTGCCGCATTGTTCCGATTGCGATAGTGATTGAGGCCGGGCTCGGTGACGCCATCGGCGACGCCATATGTGGCACCTTCGCCGCGTCCGAGTTCGGAGCGGATGCCCAGATCGATCCAGGCGCGCTTGCGATCCTGCCACCAGCCCTTGCGGGCATCGAGCACCGAGAAGGGCGGAATGCCAAAGCGCTCGGCAAGGGTCGCGCGTTGCGTTTCGGTCGAAGAATCGGGCGATGTTTCGCCACCCGCCGCTTCATCGCCACCGGTGTCGGCGTCGAGGCCATCGAGCAACCGACCGAGTTCTTCCTCGGCAAAGCCCAGAAGATCGAGATCGAAGGCGTCTTCGTGCAAGGCNNCGATNTCNGCCTTNANCATCGNNTCGTCCCAGCCCGCATTNTCCGCGATCCGGTTGTCGGCGATCACCAGCGCCCGGCGCTGCGATTCCGAAAGNTGNGNAAGCACGATGACCGGNANNTCNGCGAGCCCAAGCTTTTCGGCGGCGAGCACGCGCCCGTGACCGGCGATGATCACGTCGTCGGCGCCGATCAGCACCGGGTTGACGAAGCCGAACTCGGCAATGGAGCCCGCGATCTGCGCAATCTGATCGCCCGAATGGGTCCGTGCGTTGCGGACATAGGGGATCAGCCGCGCAATCGGGCGGGTCTCGATGGCGATCATTGCGGTTCCTTGACTATGAAAAA